GATCCTTTGAACCATCCTTTAATCAACTAAACATGAACGACTATTACGGTGATTTCACAGTTGGTTCGGTGATTCGGATCAAGTTCAACACACTCAACCAAGCCTTGGTTCCAGCAACTCCAAGCATTGCTCCTACGTTTGCGGTATACAAAAACAGCACGACGGAATCGACTGCCGGTATAGTATCGCCCACTGTTGATTACGACGGTAAGGCCGGGTTCCATTTGCTGGTGATTGATACGTCAGCCGATCCTGTGTTCTACGTTGCTGGTGAAGATTACGACATTGTGTTTACGGCAGGAACCGTGGACAGCAAAGACTTAACCAGGGTCAAGCTAAAATCGTTCTCGCTTGAGAATCGAAACGTCAAAGCAAACGTAACCCAGGTTGCCGGTCAAACGGCAAATGCTGCTAGTGCTGTAACCTTTCCGTCTACAGTAGCAAGTACAACCAACATTACTTCGGCAAGTGGAATAACTCTGTCTAGTGCTGGTGTACAAGCTATTTGGGATTTCCTTACCTCAGGAATCTTAGTTGCTGGTAGTATTGGTAAACAAATTGTTGATAGACTCGATGCTACCATCAGTAGTCGATCAACCTATGCAGGAACAGACACCCCAGGAACAACGACTCTGCTTGGTCTGATAACACCACAAAGAGCGCTCAACTTAGACTTCCTAGATGCTGCAAGTAGTTCAATCCTATCAAGCATTTCAGGTCTAAACAATCTAAGTGCTAAATGTAACTTATTTGGAGCAGTATTACTTGAAGTTCCCGAAGCTGGATCAACTGTTTACTCATTTGATCTAGTAGTCAAAGATGATGAAGATAAGTTAGTGAATCTTGATGCCACACCTACCATTACAGCCACCAATGCTGCTGGTACAGATAGATCAGCAAACTTATCAGCAGTTACCTCCCCAGGAACAGGACGGTATCGGTTCACGTACACAGTAGCTTCAACTCATGCTAAAGAAAGCTTACGAATTGAAGCTACTGGTACAGTAAGTGCCGAAGCTCGATATGCAATTTGGAATGGTTCAGTAGTTGATTACGATACCACTTCCACTTTAGTTGCAATCCAAAACAATACTGTTGACATTCAAAGCAGAATCCCAACTGCTTTAGTCAATGGCCGAATCGCATCCTATATTGGTGAAATGGCTCCATCAGTTATCACTTCATCTTCGATTGCTACATCAGCACTCAATGGTAAAGGTGATTGGGCATTAGCTACTAACTGGACAGCAACTAGAGCAGGATACCTAGATGGTGTTCTATTAGCTCATAACTATAATGTTCGTGTAGTCGCTGTTACTGGTGCTCACCATATTGCCGCAGATATTCACGAATCACAAATTGATTCCATTCATCCTACATCACTTGAAGCTGGAGTATACACAACAATCGTGTCTACTCTACTTGGTACTAACCACACCAGTTATACCACCCCAGGAACAGTGGGGCAAAGCCTCAACGGTATTACTACACTATTAGCACGAATCCCATCTGCTACAGCACAACTTGTAACCGATCTAGCACTTATGCTTGTAGGTTCTGGTACAGCTTTAGTTAAGTGGACAGCAACAGCCTTGAGTTTAGCTCCGGCTGGTGGTGGAGGGGGTGGAGCAACTTCTGTTACACCAGAAGCCTTCATCAATCTCGACAATATTTTGTTAGAGAAAAACGTATTTACTTTCTTCAACAGTGAAGTTCGTACTTACCTTGTCTCTCTTGCATCAGGTGTATTCGACGGACAACCTATGACGTTCTGCATTGAGAAGTCTGACAAGACAACTCTAGTAGCTGTTACAGGTCTTACATCAGTAACCAACTCTGTTTCTGTAACAGTACCTTCTGTTGCAGAACAAACCGATAAATGTATGCAATGGTCACTTCGAGACTCTGCAACAGGACGTATTATTTTATACGGCCCAGCAGTCCAGAAGTATGCGGCTCTTAATTAGGATCTACTATGTCCCTTGAAGAAAACATACAGGCTATCCAAGCTGCTGTTGGCCCTAAAAGAGTCAAGACACCCCAGGAAGAAGTGGAGCAGTTCAGCTTAGCTGAGTTGCTTAAAGCAGCTAACTCCCGTGGTACACGTAAACCGTTTCTCAACAACATTACTTTTGTGAAAGCTGTACCCAAAAACGGACGCAGTTGTGAGGACGTAAATACACGACCATGCGAAGAATGATTCTCAATACACTGAAAAATCTCGGCATAATCAAAAACCGAGACATTCAGCCGTTCAATGAACTCCCAAGAGACCGTTTCTTGAAAGCTATTCGACATCCGTGGGTTCGACGAAAACTCATGTATGTTTCGATGGAACAAGACGAAGAAGGTAGTCACTACCACGGTATTCTCAATACGTTAGCAAATGACTGTGTCGGCCCTTCACCACTACTGATCGGTGGTGCATCTGATCCAGACGTAAACACTAACATTGAGGATAAGTGGGTACAGTTTTGTCAAGAAACTGGACTAGGTGCTTCTATTCGATTACTCCGTCGAGAAGCTGCAAGAACCGGTATCGGTATCGGTATTCCTTACCCAATGGTCAACACAGAACACGAAGTCAAATTAGGACTACGTGTTATCTCTGCTGACAAACTCCAAAATCCCCCAGGAAAAGGAGCACTCGAACGAGTGTGGGAAGGTATTGAGTACAATGAAAATTGGGAGCCTGTTCGAATCTACTTAGATACCGGAGAAGAATACGATGTCAAGGACATCATACTCTGGTGGAAAAACAAGTATGCTAATTTAATTTGTGGCATACCTGAATGTTCTCCTGCACTCTGTATCTTCCCAAGTGTTAAACGATACTTGGATTCGATCATACGTAGTGCAGAGTTCAGATCCGCTATACCAATGGCTATCAAACTTGATCCAACTGTTTGGGGCAAGGAAGATGCCGAAGGTATGCCTAGCGGAAAATGGGAGTACGAACCAGGCATGGTTCCAACACTTCCTCCAGGAACAACGCTCGAAGGTCTGTCGTACTCAGGTACTACAGCCGAAGATGCGGAAGCATTAGATGCAATGGTGGGTGCTGCTGCCCGTTGTATCAACATGCCTGTAAACCTGGCTACCGGCAACAGCCGACAATACAACATGGCTTCCAGCCAAGTTGACTTTGGGCCTTGGAAAAATACCATTGGTATTGATCGTGAAGATTTTGCTCCTGTAGTACACCGAATGGTTAGACTCTGGTATCAAGCCGGATCACTAACCAAAGGTTACTTTCAAGACAAAACCATGAGATTTGTTGATGAAGAAGGACTGAACTACACACTCAGTTATTCTCAAGTATTTAACCATCCCGATCCACAGAAGATCAGTAACAGCACAGCAACTGATCTTCAAACAGGTGCAATGACTCTCGTTAGGTATTACACAGAACGTGGACGTAACCCACGTCGAGAGATTCAAAGAGAAGCAGACTTACTAGGAATTGAGTACAGTGATATGTGCAAAATCCTTATGCTAGGTCGAACCTCTGCATCGTCTGGTCTTATCATGTCAGAAGAAACAGAAGAAGAAACTGATGAACCTTCTGACAGAGAAGAACAAGACTCTGTGGAAAACTCAAGAAAGAGAAAGAAACTCTCATGAAATTGAGTAAACGACTTGAGCAAATACGGAACGCTCGTGACAACAGCAAACCAGAGGATCACAAACCAGCCTCAGGTGAAGCCGTATTTAATCTAGCAACACCAGCTACCTCCACCCCAGGAGAGAACGGCAGCCTGACCAAGCTGTCTTTTGCTGGTTACTCTGGACAACCCGTTAATCTTTCCGATTACGGTGTTAAGCACCCAATGGTGTACAATCTTGCAGGGATCAGCTACAAAAATAGCATCCCGATTTTGTACGAACATTGGGAACCTATCGGTCACTCGACTTCGATTGACAAGACTGACACAAATCTTTCTGGGGAGGGAGTGACATCATTTCCTTCTAGTACAACAGATACTGTTGTGCAAGCCATTAAGAACGGTTTTCCATTCGAAGCAAGCATGGGACTCCGCATCCCAAATCAAGAAGATATTACGTTCCTTGAGAAAGGGCAGAAACGTACTGTCAACAATCGTGAAGTTACAGGCCCAATGTATGTAGCTGAACGCTCAGTCCTTAAAGAAATGACGATCACCATGAGTGGTCGTGACTCCAACACCAGTTTCGGTCTCTTAAACAAGGAAGCTATTACTATGCTGTTGAACTCAGCACCACCTGCTACTCCCCCAGAAGTTCCACCAACCTCTGACCTAACTCCTCCTGCTGCTCCTCCTGCTCCTGCTCCTGCTCCGGTCGCACCAGTACAAAACTCTGTACCAGTTGCTCCTGTTCCTACTCCAGCTCCCGTCGGTCGTGCCGACGTAGTTAAGCTGACTCGACTTCTCAACAGCTATCCAAAGTATGCTGAGAAGATCGAAGCCGGCTATGAAGCTGGTCAATCACTTCAAGACATCGAGAACGGAATCAAACTCGAAATGTTCAACAACGGTCTACCTCAAGTACCAAACCTCACCCCAGGAAACAAGTCGGAAGCCGGCTCAAACATCTTGGCTCACTTTGCTTTGTCTCTTGGTGTCAAGCCAGAAACACTCGAAAAGCATGGTGTTGACAAGAAGGCAATTGACGTTGCTAACAAGAGTCCTCGATGGGGCTTTGTTGAAACCTTAGTCAACATTGCTAACGGAACCGAATCCGGTCGTCGATTCAGCGGTTTCAGCGATGTTGAGCTAGTCTGCGAGTCAATCAAAAACTCGTCCAGACAAATTGCACTCGGTATCAACAATGCTGCTGCCTACAGCACCATTGACATGCCGAACTTGCTTAAGAAAACCACCGATATGATGGTTGAAGAACGATGGGAAATCAACCCACCGTTTGCAACTCGATACCTCAAGGAAGAATCCAACAAAGACTTCCGTGAAACCCAACGATTCCGTCCAGGTGGTGGAAAGATTTGGGACGAAGTCAATCGAGACGGTAAGCTTGAAATGACCGAGTTCGGCCCAGAAACCGAATATCGAAGCAAGCTGTCTACCAGTGGTCAAATCGTTGTGTTCAACCGTGCACAGATTTACAACGACGATATGGGAGTTATCTCCGATATGTTGGCTGCAATGGTCGAAGGTGCTTTGATCGTCCCAGATATGAAGCTCGGCAAGCTCATGCTTGTCAAAGCTGCTGGTGCTGGTACGTTCTGGGTCAATGCTGACAACAGCCGAACCAGCTTTGCTCTCAACCGAGCAAACTTGTCGACTGCTTACAATGCACTCCGTCAGTACAACGAGAACCGTGGTAAGAACTACGTCAATCTCATCAACGACCGATGGACACTCATCACTTCGATCAGTGGTGAAGAAGCTGCTTGGGAAATCTTGCAACAGAACAAGATTGTTCAAGAAGCCGGTGCAGCTAACGGTGTCAAGACTGGTGACAAGAACTACTGGTTTGGGAAGCTCGATCAAGCTGTGTTCCCACAAATGAGCAACACCAGCTTGCTGAACAACGGTGCTGCCAGCACGTTTGTTAGTGAAGGAACTTGGTTGCTGTGGCCGTCGTCACAACGATACAGCCCATACTCCATCACCTACCTCCGAGGACAACGTCGACCAACTGTTGAATCAGTCGACCTCCCAGGAAACATGCTAGGGTCGGGTGTTCGAGGATATTGGGACGTTGAAATCAACGAACGTGAACGAGAAGCAATCGGTCGATTCAACGGCTAATCCATGTAAAAGATGTATCTGTAGTCAAGATACTCTTTTACTTTCCTTCCACTCTTGAGACTACAGAACAACTGTAGTCTCTATTTCCGACACAACAATAAACTTCGTACAAGGAACATTTGGCTATGCCAGTTAGCACTCCAAATCGGGTCGCAGACCCAGTCAAGCTCGAACGATACGATGCCCCAACCGTCATCAAACAAGGTGGTGAGTTGTCGGTCAACTACTACAACACCACCGGCAGCACCATCCTCCAGGGAGAACCAGTTCTCCTTGGTGGACGAGTCGGTATTGCTCAGTCAGTCATCCTCCCAGGACAACAAGGAACCCTGGTGATGGATTGGTTGATCGAAGCCAAAATCGGTGGTACACTTGCAGCAGACATTATTCAAAACGACACCGTGTGGTGGAGTTATGATGTTACTTCGGTCGTTGCCGGTGTAGGTGGTGCAGTTCGTGCAGCCCCAACCAACGGCTTCATCCTTGGTAATGCAGTTATCCCAACCGGAGCTGTGTCACTCAACGGATCGAGCAAAGCTATTGCAGCACCAGCCGGTGCTTCGGTAGTTCGAGTGTTGAACACCCAAGAACCTTCCCCAGCAATCGGGACGGTTCCGACGTTCAACTAGTTTCTAGTCTCTGCTTCAATGGCCGGCTACGTCAAGGCTACTTAGGGTTGGTCTTCCCCTGGGTAGCCTTGACAAGCTGTTCTCTTTTAAGGTGTGGTATGAACATTCTTTCCTGGGGGCTGGATTTCCTGTATAAACAATCTGCTTCGTTTGTTGAAGTAGACTTGTTAATTGGTATGCCTAATCTAGCCAAGTACCCAATAAAGGGTGCAATCACTGAGTGCAAGCAACTCTTTGACTCTGATAAAGTCAAGATCCAAGCACCCAGATACCACATCATGATCGACCGAGAAACCTTTACCAAGTTCGAACTACCTCTAGTACGTGGACTTCAAGTAGAACACCCATCCTCCAGGAGATTGTTCGAGGTTGTCCTAGACAACAAAGGTAGTTACTTTTACAATGACGGGGAAGGTCGTAAGATTGTACTCGTTGTAAACGAAAGGACAAACTGTGCTAGCTGAACTTGCTGAACTCATTGCTACCACACTGAACGCTAGCGACCCAGGAAAGTGGGGAACCTACAAAGTTCCTGGGTATGTCTCTGCTGAAAACTGTCTTGATCCAGAAGTGGTTAGACAGTCCTCAACTAAGAGGCTGCTAGTGATGCCTTTGTTTACAGACTTGAACATGGACGGTACACTTCGACGAGGACGGATGCAGTCGATTCAACCAGTTCTAAACCTCAGTCTGACGTTACTAATACCCTTCGAGGAATTTAGCACCAAAGACGTAACTCATTGGAACGAAGTAAAAAACGTACTCGATCTTCGAGAACGACTTGACTTGTTCATCATGAGAACTGTTTGGGGTGAATACAATCTTAACAGTGTCAATCCAATGCCACCAGTTGAGATTGAGTTGAATCAACGAAACTTTCTGTCCTCAACCGAGTTTACTTTTTCAACCCAAGTCTGCTAACTATGTTCAAAGGTTTCTACAAGTCAACTTTCTATCTTCAAAAGTTTACTTACACAGTAGACAAAGGAAAGAAAAGAGGACTCAATAAAGTAGCTGCTTTAATCAGAGCATCTTGCATCAGAACACTACGAATCAGCAAACAAACTTCTCCCCCAGGAAGCCCGCCGTTTGCCAAGACTAGGGGTGGTTTGAGAGTCATCGAGTATGTAACTTATGGAGACACGGCAATAGTCGGCCCCATCAAGTTCCCTAACAGTGACTTCTTTAACCAACCTGTTCCACACATTCACGAGTTTGGTGGAACATTTTTTAACAAGAGAGCCTACTTTAACTATCCTGAACGATCCTACATGGGTCACACCTTGAACCAACTAATTGCTAAAGGTGCTATCCCCCAGGAATTTAAGGTAGGCATGGGACACTACTTCAACTTCTAGTCAGACTCACAAAACTGCCTACAAGTCCATTTGACACTTTCTTTCAAGGAACAACACTTATGACAATGGCAACTGATTTGACTCAGTGCGATAAGAAGGGTACAGAAGTTTCTCTGTACTACGACACAGCAGATGATCCATCCACAGCAGGTGGTTCTAGCTGTACGACTCCTGTGTGGGTATTCCACAAAGGAATCACCGGTGATCTTTCGATCAACGAAACCGACGACGAAGAAGAACTCTCCGTCCGTGATCCAGACCAAATCTACAAACAGTACACCGAAAGCAAGTCTGACTTAGAAGTGTCTGGTGAACAAGTAGTCGATCCGTTGTACGAGGGTTTCATCTACCTCAATGCAATGCGACCAGGCAGCTATGCTCGAAACATTCTCGTCCTCACCGGATACTTGACCGAACTCAACAACATTGGGTTCAAAGGCAAGTTCCGAGGATTCGATCGTTCGATCACTGGCCCAGAATCTGGTGCATCCAAGCAAAACTTCAAACTCAAGCCAGCAGCTTGTGTGAAGTCTGGATGCAAGATCACCCCAGTAAAAACGGCCGCAGCAGGTACGCTTGCCAGTTACAACCCTGGCTTGTTTGCTGAGTATAACGTATCAAAGCTTGCCGCTGAGATTCAAGAACACTCAGTGTACAAAGCCCTCAACAAGACTTCGGCAGAGGAAATCTTCACCGACGTTGCACCGTTGATTACTTTCCTGGGTGAAGAAACCGTCGACAGCTTGCTAACAAGCCTAGTCGAAGCATCACCCATCCCCAGGGAAACCAGCCGAGCATCGGGACGACGAGTACAAAACGTCATCACCGGCATGGGTGGTTTCAATCGACAAGCCTTGCTAGATGCTCTTAACGAAATCGTTAAGAACAAGTAGCCTTCCCCAAGTTTTTACCTACCTCTACCCTACTCAGGTGTGTGCTTGAGTGGGGTAGAGTATTGAATAACCCCCTTTTTACCCTCAAAATCATGACAAAACACGTAGCTAAATTTTCGTTCGCTGGCAAGCAATATCCAATCAACATTACATGGAGTGCTGCCTACAATACCCTCCCAGATAAGTTTGGGCTTGAAATCCTCAAACTATTCGTCAACGACGAAATCACCCAGAAGATAGCCATGAACCTGCTGGTAGACGACGACCTCTGTCTCCGGCTTTGCTGGCACTATCTCGAATCACAAGTTCAATACGATTGGGACAAGTTCCTCGAACTGCTCGATGAAGAACCGGATGCTGTAGAACACTTCCGAGAAACGATGTGGGCAGCTATTGTAAATTTTTCCAGCCCCCAGAAGAAGGGGGTCTTGCTGGATCTGTGGAAAAGTCTCAAACGAGAAATGAAACAGTTGAGTCTCGACTCAGCCACATCATCGAAATCGTCTACCGAGTCGAATCAAGAGGCATCCGAGTAGACAACAAAAGTCTCGGTGAACTAATGTACATCGAGAAGATAGCACACGAACGGGATCAGATTAACTGGGCCTGTTCTGCACAAAGTAAGGAACTCCTCCCAGAGAGTATCCGCAAACCAAAACCAGGTACAGGTAGAGCAGCAGTACAATCAGTTGTTGCTGGTCTAGTAAGTAAAGGAGATTATTAGTCATGGGTCGTCAAAGTATTCAAGCAGGTAAAGCAGTCATTGTTATCGATCTAGCAGATCAAGCTACAGCTAAGTTTTCTAAGCTGGTCAGCAATATGTCTGCAAAGATGATGCAAGCCTCTCGTGCTCTGCGGGATACTTCACTCAATGCCACCGCTGGTTTTGTTCTGTCTCAAATAGCTGTACGAAGTCTTGTTAAAGACTTCGTCAGCTTTGAGGATAAAATTCTCAACCTCACAGTCAAGATGGGATTCTTTGGCAACAAGACAGCAGAACAAACTGCTATCATTAACGACCTAGAGCAGACCATCATGCAACTAGGTAGAACCACAGCCTTTACCTCCCAGGAAGTAGCGGACGCAGCTATCTCGTTAGCACAAGCTGGTTTCTCAGCAGAAGAACTCAAATCTAGCTTGCAAGGTGTTCTCGACCTTGCCCGTGGTACAAACTATTCTCTTGGTGAATCAGCAGACTTCGTAGCCAACTTGATTCGAACATACAACATGTTCGGAGCAGACGACAGTCTTGAACAAAAAACAGCAAAAGTTACTAGACTTACTTCTCAATTAGTTGCTTCTACTCGACTCGGTACGATCGAAATTGTCGACCTTAGAGAAGCTTTTAAGTATGCTGCTGGTAAAGCTGCTGCTCTAGGTATTGAAATTGAAACACTTATGGCTTACTTCATCCAGATGTCCGAATCTGGATTGAAAGCCTCTCTTGCAGGTACATCATTAAATACAATGATGAGTAACCTGTCAAACAACTTAGCAAAGATTCAAAAATACTTTCCTAAGTTTCAAATCACTTTGACAAAGACTGGTAAAGTCGATCTACTCTCCACCCAGAAACAACTGCTCAAACTCACCGAAAGCATGGACTTCCTTAAAAGAACATCGTTCTTTCAAGAAGTATTTAACATGCGTGGTGAAAGAGCTTTTGCTGCTTCGGTCGAAGTGGAACGAATCAAAGCATTTGAACAAGCAATCAAAAGAGCTGGTGCTGAATCCAGACTAGCAGCAGCTGTGATGGAATCTGGCGCAGGTGGAGCAGTCCGAAGATTTACAAGTGCTTTAGAAACACTCCGAATCACAATAGTAAAACTTTACTCAAAAGAATTTACTGGTCTTGTAAATGGTCTAGCATTTTTAGTCACAGTAGTAGAAAGATTTATCGCAAATTACAAAGGGCTAACTCTAGCTCTACTAACTTCACCTGTTATATTTGGTGCTGTAGCTGTTGGTGCTATGACTTTGTCTTTTGTTCTAGCTCGATTAGCTAGAGCATTACGGTTAGTCTCAGCAGCAGGTCGTGGCCTCAAATTCCTGGGAGGAGGACTGCTTGGAGCCGCTAAAGGAACAGCAGCTATGTTCGGGCCAAAAGGCCCAAGTAGAGCAGCACAAATTGCTACCCAGATGAAAGCTGTAGCCAAGCTGCAAACTAAGATTCAAGCAATGTCAGCCAAAGCTTTGACCCGCAAAACAACAGCAGGTCAAGCTAAAGCAATGGCAGGTGTAGCTAACAGCAAGACTATGCAGAAGCTAGTAGCTGCAAGCCAAAAACTCCAAACCCTCCAGAAACTGCCACCCAACAGCTTGCTGGGACTACTTAGCAGATTCGGGCAGACAGCTAAGCAAGTTATTCCCGTCACCCAGAAAATGGCTGCGGCTGTTGGTAA